GTGCGGCGCGACCATCTCGCGGATCACACTCGAAATGCCCTCGCGCCGGATATCCACCTCCAGCCCAGCGGCAGTGACGGTGACGCGCCGCACGACCAACTGAATGATCCGGGCCTGTTCGGCGGGAAACAGCTGCGCCCAGAGGGCGTCGAAGTCATGCAGGGCCGCGACGGCATCGGCCTCGGAAATCCCGGCCTGATCCTCTTTCAGCGCCGCCAAGGCTTGCGTGCCCGTGCGCTCTGGTACGATTTCCGCTGGGCGACAACTTCGCGGCACACCGGCCGCATCCTGCGGCTGTTCGAGACCGGCCAGCTGGAAGAGGCCCGGCTCGTCCGCGACCTGCGCGCCACCGGCGCGACGGTGCTGGAGGTCGATCCCGATACCGGGCGGCAGTTCCGCGTCGAGGCGCATGGCGGGCATTTCGGCGGCTCGCTCGACGCCGTCGCCCTCGGTCTGCTCGAAGCGCCGAAGACCTGGCACGTCGTCGAGTTCAAGACGCATTCCGCGAAGAGCTTTGCCGAGCTGATCGCCAAGGGCGTTGCGCTCGCCAAGCCCCAGCACGCCGCGCAGATGCAGGTGTACATGCACCTGACCGGCATCACGCGGGCGCTCTACGTCGCGGTCTGCAAGGACACCGACGCGCTGCACATCGAGCGCGTTCCGGCCGACCCCGAGACGGGCGAGCGCCTCCTGGAAAAGGCGCGGCGGATCATCTTCGCCCAGCACCCGCCCGAGCGGATCAGCGCGGATCCCGCCTGGTTCGAGTGCCGGTTCTGCGACCACCACGGGCTCTGCCACGGCGAGGACGCCGCGGCCGTCACCTGCCGGTCCTGCCTGCATTCCACGCCCATCGAAGGCGGCTGGCACTGCGCGCGCCACGACCGGTTGCTCGACCCTGCCGACCAGCGTCGCGCCTGCGGCCGGCACCTGTTCATCCCCGATCTCGTCCCCGGCGAGGTGAGCGACGCAGGCGAGGACTTCGTCTCCTACCGCATGCGTGACGGCTCCCCCTGGACCAACGACGCCCGCGAGAAGGAGACCGCCGCATGCTGACCCTGCGCCCCTACCAGCAGGCCGCGATCGCCTCGATCTACGGCTACTTCGAGAAGGAGATCTACAACGCCCTGCAACGTCATGCCGGCAATGTCACCGTGAGCATCGACGGCATTGCCGCCTCGGCCGCCTCCTACATTGCCATGGCGGGTGATGAGATCGTCATGCCGGAAAACGCCTTTCTGATGATCCATGATCCCTCGGGGCTGGTGATGGGCACGGCGGCAGACATGCGAGCCATGGCCGAGGCGCTCGACAAGATCGTGGGCGCGCTCATCAAGGGCTACGCGGCGAAATCCGGCAAGGCGGAGGATGAGATTGCCACCCTGATGGCGGCCGAGACCTGGTTTGATGCGTCTGAAGCCATCGACATGGGGCTCGCCGATACCATGGCCGCGCCGGTGAAGATGGCCGCGCGCTTCGATGTGAGCGGGTTCAGGAATGCGCCGGAAGCGATCGTTGTGGCGATGAAGGCGAAGGACGATCCCACTGCGGTCGAACCGGATCCGGAACCTGCCAACGGGTCCAATGCCGATCCGGAACCTGATCGCGCCGCCATCCGCACGGAAGCCATGGCCTACGCCAAGACCGTGGTCGATCTCTGCCGCCTTGCGGGTCAGCCGCAGATGGCCGCCGGCTTTCTCGAGGCGGAAATCAGTCTCGAGGATATCCGCAAGGCGCTGATCGATGCCCGCGCCGCGGCCGATCCCGACATCTCCGCCGCCCACCCGCAACCGGGGCCCGCGCCGCAGGCAAAGCCCTGGGGCGACGTCATCAACCGCACCTTCAAGCGCAAGGGATAAGTACAGATGCCCGTTCTTTCCGAGACCACCCACCCCGGCGGCTTCCTCGTCTGGGAGGCCTTCCGCGATTACACCCGCGAGGTCGTCACCATCGCCACCGGCGGCGCAAACCCGATCCTGCAGCCCGGCACGGTGCTGGGCAAGATCACGGCGACCGGCAAATACGCCGCTCACGATCCGGCCGCCACCGATGGCACCGAGACCGCCGTCGCCGTGCTCTGGGGCAAGGCCGATGCCACAGCGGCCGACGTGGAGGCGGTCGCGCTCCTGCGCGGCCCGGCCATCGTCAACGCCAACGATCTGGTCTTTGCCGGCACGCCAACCCAGCTCGAGATCGATGCCGCCCATACCGCGCTCGCCGCCGCCGGCATCCTGGTGCGCTGACACCTGACAAGCTGAAAGGACATTCCCATGCCCACCATGGACATCTTCGACACCGATGCCTTCTCGGTCATCGAACTCACCCGCGCGCTGGAAAACATCCCCTTCAAGCCCGCAACCCTCCCCGACGATATCAGCCGCGGCGCCCGTGGTGGTCCCGAGCGGCGCACCCAGATCGTCGAACTCGCCTCGGGCGACGAGGAGCGCAACGCCAGCTGGGCGAACTCACGCCGGCGCTACGATGTCGCCTACGGCATCCGCCGCGCCGACGACCTGGCGGCGGTTGTCGCCTTCTTCGAGGCACGGAACGGACGGCTTTTCGGCTTCCGCTTCAAGGACTGGGCAGATTGGAAGTCCTGCGCACCATCGCAGATGCCTTCGGCGACCGATCAGGTCATCGGCACAGGCGATGGCACGACGACGGCGTTTCAGCTGGTGAAGGCCTACGCGTCGGGCTCGCAGACCTGGACTCGAATCATCACTAAGCCCGTGGTCGGCACGGTGCGCGTCGCCAGCGATGGCGTCGAGCAGGCAAGCGGCTGGTCCGTTGATACAACCGCTGGCTTGGTGACTTTCGATGCGCCTCCAGGCGCAGACGCCACCATCACCGCCGGGTTCGAATTCGACGTGCCGGTTCGCTTCGACACTGACACGCTCGACGTCACCCTCGATATCGAGCGGCTCGGCTCGATCACCTCCATCCCGCTCCTGGAGATCCGGCGATGAACGACAATTCCGGTTTCGTCGCGACGGTGCTGCGCGATCTCGCCGCTTCCACCGCCGTGATCCTCGCCGCCTGGGGCGCGCTCGGCGGCGCCACCAACGCGCTGACAACGAAGATGCGCCTGCGCGACGCCCTGCGCCACATCCTGCTCGGCGGGCTGATTGCGGCCGGCATGGGGAGCCTCTCCATGGCCGTCGTTACCAGCTGGCTGGGTCTGCCGCCGCAGGCGATCCCCGCCGGTTCCGCCGCCGGTTCCGCCGCCTACCTGGTCGGTGTTTTCGGCCCGGCAGTGATTGAGCTGGTGCTCGCCCGGTTGCGCGATGCACGGGAGGGCCGCGATGACTGAACTCGTCCGTGTCCTGCGCGGCCTGCGGCGTCTGACCGACGACCCGCGTGATGCCTTCACCCACCGCCTGCGCATCGGCCTTGCGGTCGCCGCGCTGATCCTGATCCTCTCGCTACTCGGATAGTTCCATGCACATGACCGACCGGGGCCTGCTGGCCCTTGCCCGGCACGAGGGCATCGTGCCCGGGCCTTACCGCGATTCCGCCGGCACCTGGACCTTTGGCATCGGCCACACGGCCGCAGCCGGGCCACCCTATCCGGAAAAAATGCCGCGCGGGATGCCCCAGGACCCGGACGCCGGGATCCGGGAGGCGTTCCGGCTGTTCCGCGCCGATCTTGCGCGCTACGAGGCCGAAGTTGCACGCGCCGTGACCGTGCCGCTCGAGCCGCACGAGTTCAATGCGCTGGTCTCCTTCCACTTCAACACCGGCGGCATCCAGCGTGCCGCGCTGACCCGGCACCTGAACGCCGGCAATCGCGTTGCAGCCGCCGACGCGTTTCTCAACTGGCGCAAGCCCGCCTCGATCATTCCCCGCCGCGAGGCCGAGCGCGGTACCTTCGACCCGGGCTACGTGCTCTATGCGGCCGGCCGGCTGATGCTGCTG